CATTGACCCTTCGCGGTTCGGGTTCTGCGCCTGAGCGACCTTTTCCGACCGGCTGATCCCACCCGCATACGGAGCATGGAGTTCCTGGGCACGCAGCCGTAGCTCAGCGGCGCGTTCCGCGTACTGCTCCGCACGCTTAGTCGAGCCGATCTTCAACGTCCCCGACTGGCGGTCCGCCAACGCCGCGAACCTCCGGGCGAGCGCTTCCATGCAGTGCGCTGCCGCTTCGAGCACTTCATACTGGTTGGAGTTCTCAGGACTGTTGACCCCTTCGACGGTGAGGGCGTAGCTGATCTCAGCGTCGGAGAGCAACTGGGCGGCCGGGTTCGTGTCCTGAATCTCGAACCGCACCGCGTCCTTCGTGCTCGTCATCGGATCTTCGCTATACGTCCACGCCATCTCTAGCCCTCCCTTGCTCTAGCGGTGCTCACGCAAAGCGGCAGTACTAGAAGGCTTCGCCAAGACCGACGATTTTCACCCAGGCGGAGCCGTTTGCGATGTATTCGCCGCCTTCTTTGCCGCCTCCGCCTGTCGGGTCCTTGGTGTGGTCGCAGATGATCTTCGAGCCCTTGATCGTGGCCGATGGCGTCGTGTCGGTCGAGATGAATGTGGGGACGTTTGGTCCGAGCTTGAGCGACAATGCGTAGCCGTAGGTGTGCGCCCCAGCGTTCGTTTCGATCACCACATCGTCCATACTGCCCGTCTCGGCTTTGGCCGACGAGAAGGGGATTTCTTCGGTCGCACCTACCCAGATGTCGTGAACGTGTAGCTGGCTGATCGTCGCGGTGTTGTTGAGGAGTTTTTTTACCCGCGTAATCTCGCAGGACCGGACGGTGATGTTCGTAAACGCCCCGTACGCAAGTTCGAGTAGCGCGTTCCCAAATGACTGGCCGCTGGAGGGCACCGTGTAGATGTTCTCGAAGACCAAGTGGTTGGCTTCCGGTGAGAAGCCTTCCACGCGTTCGGCGGTGCTGCTAGCGAACGCAACCCAGTCTTCCGTCAGGGTCACGTTTTTCACACTCACGCTCTGGAAATGGTCGTCCGCCCCGATCAGGTAGCGCACTCGCCCAGCGAACCCGTCGATATTGATGTTGGCGAGTTCAGCCTTGATGGGAGCTTCGCCAACGAAGCTCGTGCCGCCGAACTGCAGTAGCGCATTGCACGGGCTCGAAGTGTTCGTGAGGCGCAGGTTCGAGCCGAACACGCCTTCCAGGGACGATTTGTCGCCCGCCTGGAGCCGGAAAAGGTTCGCGAGGCATTCAACGGCCACATCAGTGATGTAGACGCCTTTGATATTGCGTTCGGCGGCCGTGAGTTCCTTCAGGTAGGGCGTGATCGACGTGGAGGTGTTCTGTGCGTAGATGCTGAAACAGTCATCCCCCGTACGCCCCCGCACGCCGTCGATGACGATGTTGCTGCAGCCCGGGCCAACGTCGATGCCATCGCGGAGAGTCGCGGCTTCCTGAAGGAGGTTGATCCCCGACCAGTACGCTTTGCTGCACTTCTGCATGTTCGCGGCCTTGCCGTGACACGGGCCGATGGCTACATCTTCGACGGACAGCCCTTTTACGTTCACGAAGAGCAGGCCAATGTTGAGGTAGGTTTGCCCCGCTTTCTGGAGTGAGTCTTGGCCGTTGAAGATCGCCCGGCCAATGCCCGCCACGAAGATGTTTTCGTTGCCCGTCGCGTTCGGGTTCGAGTTGACGATCATCTGCGTGTTGCTTTCCCCTTCGGGCTTGCCGTCGTATTCGCGGCGGACTTCCGCGTCTTTGAGCACTAGCGTGCGATTGGACGGCATGACGATTGGGCCTGCGGTGAGCTTGAAATAGCCGCCTGCCGGTGAGTGGAGCGTGACCCTTGAGGCTTCTTCGAGAGCTTTGTTGATGGCCGCCGCGTCATCGCCGCCAGACGGGATCAGTTCGATTTCGAGCTTGCCAGCAGCGTACGCAGCACTGACGCTTACCACCGAACTCGGCAGTTCTACTTCCCCGTTTTCGTTGGCGAGAGCGAGATATTTACGTTCACCCATCGTTCGTCCTCTCTAGCGGCCCGAAGGCGGCGCGGTTAGCTGGCATCGGAGGCATTGGGGTGCCCGTGAAGTCCGCGCCAGGAGCACGCCCTGGTGGGTTGGCAGGCATCGGCTCTCCCTGGAAGGCGCTATCGACCGCCTGGTTAGGCGGCATCACGGGCAAAGGGTGCCCCGCGAACCCAGCGCCACTCCCACGGTTTGGAGGCATCCCGGGCAACGGACGCGCATCCCCGATCACCCTGCTGCGCTCGTACCATCCGAGGGGCATCCGAGGCAACGGGCGCGGGTCCCGAGACCGTCTCGGGCGCTCATACCACCCCGGAGGGTCCGCACGCAAGGGCCTAGCATCACGAGGGGGTCGCTCTCGACTCACGCACACCGACGGCATCGGCGGCAACGGCCTACCCACAAAACCAGCGTTCAGAGCATGCCCTGGAGGGTTCGGACGCATCGGCGCGCCCTCGAAACGAGCCCCGAGGAAATGAGACTGCCCGATGATCGCGACACGACCTCCGATGAGCCGCAGATACGCCTGCTGGCCCGACGAAGCGAACCCCGTGTCGAAGTACGGGCGGCCCAGTTCGTCAATCCCGAAACCCCAGTTATCCGCCAACACGGGCACCCCGCCGATGATCTGGTTTTCGAGCGGCCCGTCCGGGCTTTCGATGTAGAGCATGCTCAGTTTCCTTCCCGGTTGTGCATGACCTGCACCACCACCAAAGATTCCGGCCAGTTCGTATGCGGATCAACTTCCGCGACCGGGGCAGCAGCAATCCGCGCCCACTTCAACACGACACCTTCCCACTTCGACAGGCGCAGGTTCTGCAGCGCCAACATCACTTCGTCCGCCAACGTGTCCGCCTCAAACAGCGTGGAGCCGTAACACAGCACATCCAAGATCGCGTCCACAATCGGTAGGAACGTCGCTGAGAGCATCTGCGACCCGCCCGCCCTGGACACCACCACCGCACGTTCCGGCATGTTCGCCTGTTCTTCGGTCGGCAGACGCGGATAGAAGACGCGCAAGCCTTCCTTCACGGTGCCTTCGGTCTTGCCTTCGAGCTTGGCGGTGAGGTACGCGGCAACGGCTAGGCCGGGATTAGCCGCACTCACAACCCCTCCTGAAACGCCTCAGCTATGCGCAGAGGCAGCAACGGGAATTGCGTGTACCCGGCTGGACGGATGTATGCACGCATAGGCGTTAGTGGCCCTGTCCCCGTAGAGGGCCTGTGGAGCGTCGTAAAGCCATAGCCCCCACCAGGAGGCAAGATCGTAAAGGACTGCCGCACACTCACCCCAGGAGCCGGCGCAGGCCCCGGAATCGTCCACCAGCCGGCAGACCCCGCGACACGCTGGAATGTGGTCGGCCCGATGCGGCTCGTACCGATCTCCACATCCAACGCGTAAGGCGCCGACGCACCGAACGCGCCCTTTACCACCAGGCCGTCGCTGTGCGCAGGCTCCAACACCCCGATAGACGCCTCAAGGGCTCCCGTTCTAGACACCCACTTGTGGGCGGTCTTGGCCTGCTCCGACGCCACCTCAAGGGTCCGCTGCACCCCCACCACGGCAGCGGCCTTGACGCGCTCGAAAACCTCGTCGCCGTTCCACTCAAAGCCAACCAAGGGCATCAGCAAGACCTCCAAACACCGCGCTCAAGGAACCCATGCCAGTAGCCCTCGCGGCCCCCGCTCCGCATAAGGGCGTCATCATCCGCAATCTCGATTTCACGGCCGGGCGGCGGCGATACCTCAATTGATGGGTTGACGGAGATGGTCCCGTCCTCATGTTCAACGACCTCGTGGGGCGTGAGATCACCCAGCAGGCCGTTAGGCGTGCGGGCATACCAGATCCACTCCCCGTCGCTCAGCACCCGGCCATATGCGCCTGACTCGAAACAGGCCGAGCCACGCATCTCACCGTCGCCGACCCTCCTGCCCTGCATCATTCCGCCGCAGGCCGCGTCAACTGCACGTCCGTGTGGTCTTCCCAAGCCTGCACACTCGACACCTGAAACGGCCCCTGCACCACGACCTCACCGTTTTCGAGGATCGCCCCAACATGATCCCCGTCCTGAATATCAGCGCCCGCTTCCATGGTCAACACCGCGCCCGTGTAGAAGATGCGTGACTGCGGCTCTGCCCATTCCCTAGATGTGCTGCGACCCGACTGGGTACGCCACCACGAGAACCGGCAAGGTATCTGCGCTACGACCTCGTATTCGGCTTTGCTCTCCTGCCCATATAGGCCAGGTTCGGCCTGGTCTCGTTCGACCGAAGCGAACTGCGTGAGCAGCACGGCAAGGTCGAACGAGAGAGCCGACTCGTCGTAGCCAGTCGCCACGACGCCCCTACGCCACAACCTTGGAGAAGAACATCCCGAGGTCCGACGCCGTGATTTTCATGTCATACGCCGCCCGGATCGCATACCAGTCCGTCCATGACCTGTCCAGGCGCCCGGAGTAGATCACGCCAGCCGTAGCGTTAGACACACCCGGTACGAGGTTCGTCCACGCGAACGTGTACCCCGCCGACGGTGTATCGATCGACGGCCCAGACGGCGCGAACGCCAGCAGCGCCGCCTTCGGGTTCGCGATGAATTTGAGGTTCGCCGGAGCACCCTCAAGCGCTTCGTTGTAGATCCCGCGAGCGACAATGATCTTGTCGACCTCGAACGCGGCAGCCATCGCCTGGCGGCCCACCAGGGCCGGTTCGTTCTGCGAGATGTACTTGATGCGGTTCAACAGTTCTTCGTTGTTGCGCAGCCCCGTGTACGCCTTCGCGCCAAGCACGAGGATGTTCGGGCGACGCCCCGTCGTTTCCTGCATTTCGTCCGCACGGCTCCCGAAGAACAACACGGGTTCCGTTTTTGCCTTGTTGAACTGTTCGTAGGTCTTCCCGGATTCCGACGCGGTACCGGAGGTACCTTCCCACGTCGTTTTCCACAACGACGGTTCAAAATACTGCGAGCACCATTCCGCATCCATGCCGATCAGGGCACGTTCCTCCAGGAATTCAGTCGCCCGGAGATCCGGGTGCACCGGGTCATCCGCGTTCTTTTTGATCCTGTCATCCAGGCGATACTGCAACGCCCGCTCCGTGCACGAGAATTTCTTCGTTTCCGTGCCGTACTGATCGTACGCAGGCTCCTCGTTCATACCCCTTCGCGGGAAGTCGTTACGCATCCACGCATCCCGCAGGAACACGAGGTAGTCATCAGACGCCGTATCCGTAGGGATCTGCGGAAAGGCCTGCAGCGCAATGAACTCGTCCTTCTCCTGCCGGTAGCGGATAGCGAAGTTTGTCGCCCACCGGTTTATATGGACGCTTGAGAGACCAATCTCAGCTGGCATTAGCCATCATCCTTTCTATATCTTCTGGAAGGACTCGGGCCTAGGCCGTTGTCACAGGTGGGCAGACAAGCGCTTCAACGATGTCGCCTGCCACGCCCGCTTCAAGGGCCACGCCAACGACTAGGCCATTCGATGCTTTGATGGCCTTCCCTTCACTGTTCACTTCAAGCTGGTTCCCGACAGCGATAGCACCGCCGATGATCACCTTCTGACGCTCCGCACCGAACACCAGCGTCGAGTACCCGCCGATTTCCGCGCCTTCGGTGATCGCATAACCCGCTTCACCCGCACCGGCCAATTCGCATTCGCCGGTGGACGTGAGCTTCGCGAAATAGAATTCTTTTTCCAGCAGGTTCGTAGCCGACTTCACCGCTTTCAGCGCATGCGGGTCTACGTTTGACTTGGCCATGGTGGCCGCTCCTTTTCTATTAGGGACGAGACGGGACGGCCGGGTTAGACCCCGGCACGCTCCTTCTCGTACTGGGCCGCCACGGCAGGGTCACGCATCGCGCGACGAAAAGCCTCAGCGCTCGACATGTTCGGGTCAGACTTCTGCAGCTCCTCAGCCTTCTGCATGGCTTCCGGCAGGCCGGGGCCAGACGGGGACGTGACACGCTGGCCACTACGCCCATACTCCGCCTCAATCGAGCCCTTACGGAGCTGCTCGTTGATCGCGGACTGTTCGCGGAAATACTCGTCGTAGTCCGCCTTCTCCAGCGTCTCGGAGAACTTCTTCAGGCGCTTACCGACGACCTCCGGGTCCCCCATGTGCGGAAGCTCGCTCTTGGCGAGGTCAACGAACTCGGCCTCGACACGCGTTTCACGCTCACTCTTAGCGATCTCCTCCGCCGACTCCGCACGCTCCTTGTTGACCTCGGCTTCCTTGCGAAGCTCAGCCACCTCGGCGTCACGCTTCAGGAGATACGCCTTCACACCCTCCGGAAGGTCAGCCTTGGAGAGGTCGTCCGGGTCGTCCTCGTCGTCGTCCATCTTCGGGGCCGGTTTCGCTTTGCCGCCACCAGCCTGCTTCTCCAGCTCGGCCTTCGCGTCCTCAGCGGCCTGCGCCTTCGCGAGGGCCTCGTCCCGGTCCTTCTCAGCGGCCTTGGTGGCCTCTTCGGCCTTGACTAGCGCCGCCTGCGTTTCCTCGGGGGTCATAGCTGACCCTCCTTTCTCGCCCGGCAGCGCCGGATCGTTGGGTGCATCCTCGGACTTCCACAACAGCATCCGTCGAGGTTGCGTTGGGCTATTTGGGTCCCTTGTTGCCGCGCGCTCGACCAGGCTTACGCGTCGCACGCGGGCATCCGTCACTTGATTAGGCATCTAGACCTCCACTGGGTGACGGAAACCAAGCCCTTCGAGGCTCAATCCCGTCAGCTTGCCTTCATCGACTTCCTGCTTTACCAGCGGGTCATCGATCTGCCATGCCTGCACCCATGAGGACTTCGTGACTGGCTCACCGCCCAACACCATGTCCATCGGCGCTATGTAATTCTCGATCAGGTCCGCCCCGGCGTCCCGGCCACTGTGCTGCACGTCCGGGGAGTGCTCTGCCTTCGAGAGCGAGTAGTCCCGCATGAAGCCATGGCATGCCTTCTCGATCTCTGCCGGGGCGAAGATGTCGCCTTGGCTATCTTCGAGCCCCGGCTCTAGGACGACACCATAAAACTTGCCCTCGACATCGCTCTTACGCAGCGGGCAGGTATAGGCGACCTCCGCCTTCTCCATCTCGCCGATGTCCGGGTAACGGCTGTGAACGGCCGCTTTGACCTTGGCCTGTTCGTCCGCGTTCCCGTGCTGAGCGACACGAGCAAGGGCGTTCCGGGCGTGGGAGGCATCGTGGATGGGGTAGCGACGCCCAGGCAGCGCGAAGTCGGAATCCTTCAGGTCATTCCGCGCGTCAGCGTCAAGCGCCGCCTTCTCCAGCTCGTCGGCCTCACCGGCCCTCGCGAGCACATCCAGCGATTTGGTCAGCCAGGACATAGGGCCTCCTTCAGGCTTCGGGGGTCACGACAGGGTTGTAAGACAGGCCAGAACCCACATGCGGGGCAGACGGCGCGTCAGCAAGCAGGAACGTCTCTCCGTCGCGGTCCCCGCCATGCGTCTGCAAGCCCACGACCCGCGGACTGGACCCGTAAGCAACGAGAGACGCAGCCCGCTGCATCGCGGCCGTCTCATTCGCTGCGATCAGCTCCGAGCGGTAGCCAACACCAGCTTTCACGAACCTGCCTGCCGGTACCGCCTTGCGTATCCGTTGCGCTGTACGGCCTGGGTCCTCTCCGGCCTGCACACCCGCCTCTACGGCCTTCAAGATGGCCTGGCGGACCTGGGGTTCGATATCACGACAGGAGAGCTTCCTAGAGCCCTTTATGCGCCGGATATCGGCATCCGCGATAGCGAGGTCAAGGCCGGTCTCCGTCTTGAGCAGAAGCTCCGTGTCACGCGCCACCCTGCCCGCATGAGCGGCAAGAGCCGGAGTCAGGCGCTGCTGAACCCACGCGGCGATCCCGAGAGACCGGACTACCTTCGCGGTGACGCTGCGCATCTCGCGTTTCCCGGTCGGCAACTCACCCTTACGCACCGTCGTCAGATATGCGCTCGCAGCACGCGACCCAAGCTCCTGCAGCAACCCCGTCATCTGACCGTCCAGGGCACCGGAGAGGACCCTCGCACGCGTCGCTAGTGCAGGGCCTACGTCGATCACCTGCCCGTCAGCCTTCGCTAGCCGCGCCTGCCCAAAAGGGACACGGAGCACTTCCTCCCCGCGGTGCACTGAGAGATGGGTGAACTTGATGGGGGTCTCCGGCAACGGGTCCGGGAGCGGGTCGCCCTCGTCCTGGTAAGTGAGCGTCACATGCGGGCGGAAGCCGCTGTGTTCGCTGGCGTTCAACGGCTCGAACGCGGCCCTGAGCTTGTCGAGACCCGCGATCTTCGGCACCGCGTACACCGGCACCTTGCCATCGCTCGCCTCCGAAGGCTCAAACGTCCCCTGACCGCCAACGGTGCCTTTCGGGGGCTTCGTGGTAGCCGCGACACTGCGTGCCGTCTCAACGGCCTGTGCGAACGTCTCGTCGTCCACGTCGCTGCCGAGGAGCACGACCGTCAGATGGTGGTCCTGCACCCCGTCGTCCATCGCTGGCAGCGTGCCTGGCACGAGGTCCAGCGACACCATCCCAGTGCCCTTGCCTACCTGCGCGGCGTCCTTCTGCAGCTTCGACGGTTCCAGTTTCCCGGCAGCAGGCTTCGCTGGTTCGACAGGCTTCGCGGGCGCCACGGGGAACGTGAAATCCGACCCCAGGCCAGCAGACTCGAACAGTTGCTTCTTGAACTTCGGGTCATCCGGCAACGTGAGGCCAGCAGCAGCCATGTTCGACAAGAACAGGCCGACCTTTTCGAGGTCTATGCGGCCCGCCGTGGTAGCAACGATTTTCGGGGGGTCGTTCGTCTTGACCCCATTCAACCTCAACAGGCGCGGGATGGCGTACCGGTTCATCGGCTTGAGGATCTGGTCAATCATGGCGTCCACAGCCATCCCAAAAAGCTCCGACTTCACATCGACCATCGCATACGAGCCAAGGCCGTCCTGCCCCAGGAGCATGAAGTCAGCGGCCACGCTTGCGGCGATCCTCTGCTCGTACCGGCGGATCACCTTGTCCAGGTCAAACTGGCGGGACCCCGCCGCCGACATCAATTCGAACTCCCACTCCGCTGTCGGGAAAACGAGCCCCTCGTCCTCATCCCTATGGACAGTGGTAACGAGTTCCGTTACACGGTTATACAGCTCCGTGTTCTCCTGCGCGAACAAGTCCACACCCGGAGGCGGCTTCGCTATCGGGATACCCGCAAGGTCTCTCGCTGCGCCCACGGCCTCGATGTCCTGTAGGCCACGCAGCCGGAAGAATGACGGCCAGCTACGACGCAAAATCGAATAGCCTTCTGGATTGTTCCTGACACGCCGGTTGCGGATCAGCACCAGCTTTGTGATCGGAATGTTGTGGTGGCCGCCGTGCCAGTCGAGCTGCTCAAGGCCACGCAGGCTGCTGTACCCGTCGAAATGCCAGTGCAGCGTGGTTTCCTGGGCACGCAGCGGCAGCTTCCGCCACCCGACAAGACCGTCCGTGTACGCGCTACTGCCGGGGTGCTGGGGTTCTTCGGTGGTAGGCGTCTCGTCGTCTGAACCCATTTCGTCCTGGCCCGGCTGTTCACCCCGGCGGTACTTGAACACTTCCTCCATCGCCGCATACCCATAAGGCAGATGGGTCAAGGCTTCGCAGATGAAGTCGTCCCAGCCATGCGACATGTCGTGCATCGATTGCTCAATGTGATTGCGCCAGCGGGGTTCGCCACCCTCAACCGAGTAGTCCACGCGCTGCGCGAGCATTTCGATCATGAACAAGAAGCCGCCCGCGATGGGGTCGTTATCTAGAAATTCGCGGTAACGCCACGCGGCCTCGCGGCCTTGGAGTTCCCCAAGCCACTCATCCAACACCCAGCCTGACCACTGTCTGAGACCCGATGTCCCGATCTCCACGAACGGCGAGACCTTGCGCGGACCCTGGGACTGACGGTCCCCTACGGCCATCGGGCGAACGATGGCCGTAGCACCACCAGTAGATGAAGACGTGGAGCTACGCGACCCGATAGCGCGTGCACCTTGGGAGCCGCCGCGAGACTTATTCGCCATGCAATGCGCCTCCTCGAAGGTAAGGTGTTAGACGGAGCGGCCGAAGCCAGCGCCGCCACCGGCACGCTGATGCAGCGCACCCCAC